GGCGACATGGTTGACCCGGCGGTCGAGATGAAACAGCTCGGCCCCAACGGCGGCGCAATCGTCAACGGCATGGTTGACTGGGCTCGCGGCTTGGTCAACAAGGGCATTTGGTCAAAGGACGACTTTGAAGAGTTCAAGATCATGGGCGGCACCGCTCGCGGCATCACGGCGCTGATGAAGGTGCGTGAATCCTACGAAGGGCGGGTGCCCATCGAGTCTGTCCAGCTTGAGGGCACGCCAAGCAAGGAAGAGCTGTACGCCATGGTGGGCGATCCCAAATACCATAAAGATCCCGCATACCGCCAAAAAGTGGAGCGAATGTTCAACCAGTTTGCCAAATAATCCAGCGCTTTCTCCAAACTGCTTGCAGCAGTTGCCCTTAGACCCAGCACCGCCTGGGTCTTTTTTTGTACAAAAATCAATACATCCTATTGCACTGTTGCAAAAAAACCATACAATCTTGCCAAGGCCCATCGGGAAACCGACCCCCAACCGCAGCGGATGCTGACGAGCGGCTGACGTAAACAGCAAGCACAGGCCCGGTTTACCGGCTCACCGACGCGACAACCCTGATCAATCAACCGAATGAGGTAATCACATGAGCGTTTCTCTATCCAACGCCTTTGTGACGCTGTTCGATGCTGAGGTCAAACAGGCTTACCAGGGCAAAGCAATGCTGGTAGGCGCTGTGCGTCAGCGTCGAGGTGTCGAAGGCTCCACTGTCAAGTTCCCCAAGGTCGGTAAAGGCGTAGCCACTGCTCGCGTCAGCCAAACCGATGTCACCCCGATGAATGTCGGGTTCTCCACCGTAACCTGCACGATGAGTGACTTCAACGCTGCAGAGTATTCGGACATCTTCACGCAGCAGAAGGTCAACTTTGACGAGCGCTCTGAGCTTGTCCAAGTGGTCGGCAATGCAATCGGTAGACGCCAGGATCAACTGATCTTGGACGCGCTTACCGCTGCATCAAGCACCGGCACCGTGGCGAATTCAATTGGTGGCGCAAACACCAACATGAATATCTCCAAGCTGCGCGAGGCCGCCAAGATCTTGAACACGAAGAACGTGCCATCTGATGGTCGCCACATCATCATCCACGCCAACTCTTTGGCCGCGATGTTGGAGCAAACCTCAGTCACCAGCTCGGACTTCAACACGGTCAAGGCTCTGGTGCAAGGTGAGATCAACCAATTCATGGGCTTCACATTCCATGTAATGGGCGACCGCACAGAAGGTGGTTTGATACTTGACGGCTCCAACGACCGAGTCTTGTTTGCATTCCACAAAGACTCTGTTGGCTACGCTGAAGGTATCGCCCCCAAGACTGAAATCAACTACATCCCTGAGAAAACGAGCTACCTTGTGAATGCTCTGTTCTCTGCCGGCTCTGTAGCGATTGATGTCGAGGGTATTGTCAAAATCACTGCACGCGATACTGCGGCTGCATCTTAAAAGGAGGGTCATACCATGGCTTTCGATTCTGTAGGATTTGCTTCTGTTGGCGGTCAATCCAAGGCTGGCAATGCTCCCGCAATTTATACCTATTCAAGCGCAGATGCACAGTCTGTAATTCGCGCTTCTGGGTATTTCAATACGGTGGCATCTATCCTCAAGGTTGGCGACATCGTCTTCTGCTACTCGGCAACGGGTGGCACGCCTGTCATGTCCACCGCTTACGTCAACTCCAACACCGGCACGGTGGTGGACATCACTGACGGCGTGGTGGTTACCGCAACCGATACCGACTAAGTCGGCTTTGCTGCAACCGGGCCAGTCACTGAGTATTCAGAGGCTGGCCCTTCTCGCATTGAGAGGTTCACATGGCATCTGGCGACACCGGCGTATCAATCTGCTCTGATGCCCTGTTGCTCATTGGAGCCAAGGCAATATCGTCGTTCAACGATGGCACCGACGAGTCGAGCGTGTGTGATCGGCTTTATCCAGACATCAGGGATTCCACCCTGATGATGTACCCCTGGACGTTCAGCATGAAGAAGACGCAGCTAGCGCAATTGCTGACCACGCCCACCAGCATCTGGCGCTACCAATACCAACTGCCGGGTGACCGCTTGGCCTCGCCTAGGCTGGTTGTGCAGAGCTCTGCGCAGGGCTCGCCAATCCAAAAGGACTGGGAGATCCAAGGTGACGTACTGCTCACCAACCTGACCAACGTCTTCATCGACTACCAGTACAGCACGCCAGAGTACGCCATGCCCCAGTACTTTGTGCAACTGCTCAAGTATCAAGTGGCGTGGCACATTGCCGAGACCGTTACCGAGCAGCAGGACAAAGCCAACAAGTGGCAGCGCGTGGCCACCGGCGACATCAGCGAAAACGGGCGCGGCGGCTACTTCCGCACGGCGGCCCAGATCGATGGCCAGAACACCCCTGTTCGTGTGATCGAAGACTACAGCCTAATTTCAGTGAGGAACTGATGCCTCGCTTTGTAGAGTTCACCACCAACTTTGCAACGGGCGAGCTCGACCCGCTGTTGCGTGCGCGTGTGGATCTGCAGGCTTACAACAACGCCCTGTCCAAGGCCACCAACGTGCTTATCCAGCCCCAGGGCGGCCTGCGCCGTAGGCCCGGCACCAAGCACATCTTTGAGCTGCCCAACGCCTCTTCTGGCGCATCCAGCACCGCCAACGGCGTGCGGCTGGTGCCCTTCCAATTCTCTGTCGCTGACAGCTACATGCTGTGCTTCACCCACAACCGGATGCATGTGGTCAAGAACGGCGCAGTTATAACCAACATCAACGGCACCGGCAACAGCTTTTTGACCACCACAATTACCAGCGCAATGGTGGACGACATGTGCTGGACTCAGTCTGCCGACACCTTGATTGTTGTCCACCCTGACCTGTCGCCCGCTAAGATTGTGCGCGGTGCCGCAGACAATTTGTGGACGGCCAGCACAATTACTTTTGACAGCATTCCCAAGTACGCATTCACGCTGACCGCAAGCAACCCAGCGGTAACTCTTACGCCAAGCGCGGTGTCCGGAAACGTAACACTGACAGCGAGTGGTGCGGCATTTGCGGCTGGAAGTGTCAATCAATATGTCAATGTAAACACCCAAGGCCGTGCGCGTATTGTTGAATTCATCAGCACCACCGTGGTCAAGGCAATCACTGAGTACCCGTTTTTTGATACCTCTGTTGTAGCATCAGGAGGGTGGGAGCTTGAGGCTGGGTACGTCGATGTTTGGAGCGCTGGCAAAGGTTACCCGACCAGTGTGTCATTTCATGAGGGCAGGCTCTACTTTGGTGGCAGCAAGTCGCGCCCATCAACGATCTGGGGTTCCAAGATCGGCCTGTTCTTTGACTTCGTGCCGACCGAGTCCCTGGACGATGATGCGGTTGAGGCTACGCTTGACACCAACGAGCTCAACGTCATCACCGACATCATCAGTGGGCGCGACTTCCAAGTGTTCACCACTGGCGGCGAGTTTTACATCCCGCAAGCTGGAACCGACCCCATCACCCCGCTGACTTTTACATTCAAAAACGTCAGCCGCAATGGCATCAAGCCGGGCACTCGCGTGCAGTCTGTAGAGTCGGGCTCCATCTACATCCAGCGCCAGGGCAAGTCGCTCAACGAGTTCATCTTCAGCGACACCCAGCTCACCTACATCACCCAGCGGATCTCCCTGTTGTCTGGGCACCTGCTCAAGGGGCCGCAGCGCGTGGCTTTGCGCCGGGCATCAAGCACTGAAGAGGCCGACCTGCTGCTGATGACCAACACCGATGACGGCAGCATTGCGGCTTTCAGCATCATGCGCAGCCAGCAGGTCACCAGCCCAAGTGAGTTCACCACAGACGGGTTGTTTATCGATGTTGGCATTGATGTCAACGCAATCTATGTGGTGACCCAGCGGGTGTTCAACAGCACAACTCAATTTTTTATTGAGCTTTTTGGCTACGAATACTTCACCGACTGCGCGTTTGTGGGTGGTGCCGCCGCAAGTGCGACCAGTTTGCCGCATTTGGGCAAGTCGCTAAATGTGATCTGCGATGGCTCACCGCAGGGCAACGAGATTGTGAGCGGCGGTGGCGCGGTGACGTTTGACCGGGCCAGCACCACCAGCTACGAGGTGGGCCTGCCGATCAGCGTCTACATCAGAACCATGCCTGCCGAAGTCAAGCTACAGACCGGCAGCCGGGTGTCGTTTAAGAAGCGCATTGTGGAAATCAGCGCTGTGCTCAACGAGACCCAGAACATGATCATCAACCAGCAGCCGGTCACTTTTAGGCTGCTCGACAACCCGCTGCTGGATGACCCGATCCCAGAATTCACCGGCATCAAACGGGTCAACGGCGTGCTGGGTTACAGCCGCGAGCAGTTCATTGAGGTGTCGCAAGACCTGCCGGTCAAGATGAACCTGCTGGGCCTGGACTATCGCGTGGCTGTCTTCTCAGGAACATGACATGGCAACACCGACAGCAGGACAAATAACAGGCATTGCTGGGCTAATTGGTGCCTACGGCGAGGCCGAGGCGCAGAGAGCTGCTGCGATCAACCAGCAGACCAGCTATCTGCTGCAAGCACGCGACACCCTGGCGGTGTCTGAGGTGCGTGCAAACATGAGCGAGCAGTACGCCAGCATCCAGGCCGGGCGCACGCTCAAAAAGGCAGAGATCGAATCGCAGAACTACCAGATCGCTGGCAACACCCTGCTGCGCAACATGCGAGCCACCAACGCAACGGTGCGTGCCAGGGCGGCAGCAAGCGGCGTAGTGCTGGGTGAGGGGTCTATCCAAGCCGTGCAGCGCGAGAACGTGGCGGCCACCATGCGCGATGTCGGCATCTCTGACCTTAATGCGCTGACCGCACGGGTCATGGGCTTTGAGGATGCCAGCGCCATGTTGGAGTCCACCGACTATCAGAACATGCTCAACCTGTACAGCGCCAGAAGCCAAGCTGGCCAGCTCTCATCCGCTGCCGATGCGGCTCGCAGAAGTGGCGGCATCCTTGCCGGCGCAACCCTCGGAAAAGGGCTCAGTGATTACGCAAAGGTGAGATAAGCATGGCAACCAGAATCGAATCAGGACAAATGCAGATTCGCTCGGTTGGCAGCGTGCCAATCGTGCAGGCCCAACAGCAGCCGGTGGACTACATCGGGCCGCGAGCTGAGGCGCAAACAGCAAATGTATTGGCGCAAGTACTTGACCGCATGAGCGCAAGTGCATTTCAGTCGGCTGGTGTTATACGCCAGCAAGAGGGCTTGCAATATGTTGCAAGCAACCCGCCTTCAGCAGATCAACTTGAGGCCGCAAAAAACGGCACAACAATTGGCCTTGGCGGTCGTGGAGAAACATCTCCAATCAGCAGCACCAGCTCAACCAATTTTTTTGACCAAGCCGTAGCCAAGGCCCGAAGCCTAGAGCTGTCTGGGCACTTTGAAATGGAAGGCCGCAACGAGCTGGTCAAGCTGCTGTCTGGCGTTGAGAATGGCAGCGTTACATCCGAGCAAGTCAGCGCCAAAGTCAAGACCATGTCGGACGGCTTTTCAAAATCGCTGTCTAGCATTGACCCAGAAGCCGCGATCAAGTTCCGCGCAACCATGGCCACGCACGGCAACACCGTGCTCAATGCTGCTTACAAGGCCGAGCTTGAGAGAGCAAAGAACCAACGCATTGCTAAGTTTGACTCTGACTTTGACACCAGCACGCGACTGCTGGAAGCCACAATATCCCAAGGCAGCTTTACAGACTCAACCGGCCAAGTGCGTTCTGTTGACGAGCTCGCAGATGTGTTCCGCAAAAATGTGCTGACTCAATCACTGCTGCTTGGCGACAAAGGCTTGCAGACCGAATACAGCACAAAATTTGAGGCAGCACTGCGCACCGCAAAGGTCA